CGTTTGGCAGATGAGCCAATATGAGCTTCGACCGCAGCCAGAGTTTCCTCGTGCTTGATTGGAATCCAGCTCAGATCATCCAGCAGTTCGTAATCTACAATACCATCTTCTGCCTTAGCTGCAATTTTGGCATCAACCAAACCTTTCTCGCCAAGGCTATTCTCGCGCACAACGAATTGCTTGCCAGAGCGAGAAACTTTCTGGTTGATAGATTCAAATTCAAATGCAGCTTCTTGTTTAGAACCTAAACGAGTTAATGGTGCAGCAAGTTCATCGCCCGTACGTTTGCGCCAAGCTCCCTTAACTTCCGAGGTGACCTTACCAATCTGTTCTACGAAACTATCGAGACGGCCGTAACTACCAGCAGCGCCAGTAAGGAGGTTAGCCCCAGCGCCAGTACGGTTAGCAGTAAGCATAACACGATCCGTGAGGTCCGGGAGCTGGCTAGAATATTCTCCAAGAAGTTTGGTAGCAACACGAGTGTTACCTTCTTGGTAAATCTTCTGGGCTGACTTGTAATATACCATTGCATCCAGTACATTACCTTCGATGGCCGCAATATTGTCACCAACTGCATACACTACTTTAGCATGCTTTGGCAGATACATTGGATCAATAATCTCTGCACCAGCTTTAGTGGACAGGCCGCGAGCCTTGAGAGATTCGAGATACTTGGTAGCATCCGCCTGATGCGCTAACAAATCAAGTTCTTCAACTGGGCTATGAGTACCTTCTAGATAGGCTCTGCGGACATTGGCAATCTTGGCAGCAGTTTCGATACCAAGATCGTCATCACCAATTTTAGATCCAATACGCTTGAAATGATCCGCAGCAAGATCAACCTTAGCAGTCTTGATATGCTGCCAAAGTTCATCAAGAGTTCCAGGACGCAAGACTTCCAGCGTCGGACCTTCGCCAATTGCAATCTTGATATTTAACTGCTTATCTTTCCAAGCACGCTCCAAAAGAGGAATGTCATTGCCATGGATAAGAGTGTCATCAGGAATCTCCTTGAGACGGGAGGCCCAAATGTAGCGTTTCTCAGCTTCCAGATGAGCACGAACACCGGTTAGTTCTGCCATGTTGAATGGCATCTTGATGTCAAACTTAGCGGCCTTGACGGATTTAATAATCGCTTCAGGAGTAGGATAGGCGTCGCCAAGTGAGATAAGCTTGGGAGCTTCATCAGTCACGGCACCTGCATCGTCCCCAAAAAGTTTCACAAACCTGGGAGCTACTGGGACTTCGACAGCCTCACCTTTACGAGCTGCCTTAGCTGCTTTGATTTCAGGTGCAGTCAGTTCCGTAACTCGTGCAATGCGGACAGCACCAGAGAAGTTTTGAAATGTTTGCTGAGCAAATCCAGGCACCATAGTGCCATCAGCATTCTTAACTGGCATGCTGAAGTTAGCAACCAGATTACCTAACTGAGTGTCATTGCCAGTTAGCTGATGTGTGGCAGTACGAATGTCCAGGAAGTTACGATCAATCTTGGCATTGTACAGGTTTTGGTTTACCTGGAAATTGTTTACAATTGCATCATCAGCTCCACGCACAACCACCGGAACTGCCGCCATCTCCGTATCATACGCGAGTTGAACAATGCGTTCCGAAGGGCTGGTAGCTTCTGCAAATGCGGGACGCTCCAGGAATGGCCGGCGCAAAACATCTTCAGCAGTTCTAGCTGTGCGGAGTTTGCCGAAGATGCCAGCACCAGTAAACGCGCCACCAATTACACCGCCTAGTGCAGCACCAGTAGCGATGTTAGACATGATGTCGCCAATGTCCTTATCTTCCAGTACAGGAGATTTGAACATAGTGGCAGTCACTGCGACCTCGAATGCAGCAGATTCCAGGACGTTAGTGTACACGCCTGAAGCCAATGCTTTCAGGGTGTTAGCATTCATCAATGATGTGCCGGCAAGAGATGAATTAATTTCTGCAGCGGCAGCAGATACATACATCTCGGTTTTTGGTACGAGCATGCCAGTTGCACGGGCAATGCCGCCACCAACAAATCCAGTAGCTTCAACGCCTTTAACTGCATTCAGGCCGATGTTAAATAATTTAACCCCTGCAAGTCCTGGGATGATGGAACCTGCAACAAAGCCCACCAAGTCAGCAGATTCTTTATTGGCCCGGTAATAAGTGCCAAGATCTGTATCCAGGTCAGCAATCCATCGCGCAGTATCGTTTTGCTGCGTATCTGCACCGAGCCACGAACCGATTTGGGCAGCGGAATTGTAGAGCGAATTGGCACCGGAAAGCGCGGCTGTAGCCACAAACTTTCCAGCATTGCCTAATTTCGTGGTCCAGGTTTCCGGATCGGTCCAGGAAGTTCCAGTGTTCAGCAGATTATGGTTGTCTGCCGCCAACATGTAAGATGAAGTTCCAGCCATAATTAGTCCTGTTGCCCTTGGTACTTCTTAATTGTATTGGAGTAGCTGTCACTAAAGAATCGTTTGAATGGCGCTAAGATTTCGTCACTGGCTTGTTTACGGTTACCGTACACATCTTTATATTGTCCAAGCATCTGTTCTCTGGCCATATTAGCTGCTAGCCACCTACTCAGTTGCGTACCGTCAGTCAAATTAAGATTAGCTGATCCGACAAGTCCACTTGTCATAGGAACATTATACTGCCTACCAGCCATCGGCGGTACAATACCAACACGATCCAAACCAACAGCTTTCTGATGAGTCAGCGATGCTTGCTGATACAATGGAGCAAACTGAGCAAACTCAGACGAGGTAAGTTCTCCCTTAGCTACAGCAGCAGCCGCAGCTTTCAGCAATGTACGAGGGTCGTTAGTAGGCACACCTGCAGCAACCATCGGAGCCAAGAACTTCTGAGTAAGCGGCAACGCAGCAATTGCAGGCGTCTTGATATATTCTTCCAAGCCGCCAATATCAAAGATGTTACCAGATCCAGGAACAACAGACGCGAAGTCATTGGCTACAATTCCTCCGACAGTTTTGTTATATTCCGAGGCCCACTTCTCTGGCTCTTTCTTACGATCCACACGAGCCAGTGCAGGATCAGCCAGTGCTCGAGTAAGAATATCCGTCACAGGTTTCATCTGCTTCGGAAGATTCAAATCAAATCGCGCAATTGCTTCCACAGCTTCAGCAGGTTCTGCGCCAATGTAAGCAGTAGTTCCGCCAGTTGCTTTGATTCGCTGACCATTACGAGCATGGTACATATAGGACTGATCGCCAGCCTTATACATAGCAATAACCTGTTTCATGCCAATGCCTGCAGGAACTTCCAGGCCACTAGCTTTCATGCTTAGTGTAATGTTATCTGCAAGGAACTTATCAAATTCGGCTGCCTCTAGTTTTGCGCCACGCGCTTCTGCCCGAGCTTCAGCCATTGCACGAGCATTCTCCTGCTGAATCTTAAGCTGTGCCAGATTAATGCGAAGATTCTCATTCTGAATCCGCATAGTTTGTTCAGCTTGGATTGCATTCTGAGACTTCCCCAGAAGTTCCAACGTTTGAACTGATGCCTGCTGAATTGCCTGCGCACCGAGCAGGTTATATTTAAGACCCTCTAGTTGCGATTTACGAGCTAAGATTTGGGCTTCGGCGGCAGCAACTTGGGCGGCGGCATCTGCGGTGGCTGCGGTAGATACCTGCTTAAGGGCGGCCTGAGTCTGGAAAGTTTCCTGCAGTGCGTTATTTGCACCAATCAGCTCAGTTTGAATGATCTGAGTCTTCTGAACCTTAGTACGTAACCTGTTCTCTGAATCTTCCAGTGTCACCATATCTTTGATGGTGTTGATTGGATCAGAGACAAGATCAAAGATTGAACGATTTCGCTTACGCTCTACTTCATCAGCAGTTGCCAGCAGTTCATCACCAGCAGCTCGTTGCTTAGCTAGCAAATCTACAATCCGTCCACCAGAGCCATCCGCAGAAATACCTGCTGCCTGAGCTGCTGCACGGTTGGCATCCTGAACTGCAATCTGCGCTACTTGAGCTTGCCTAGCAGTGGTTGCAACAGATTGAGCAACCTGATCGTAGATAGAACTAATCTGACCTTGGATAGCTTCCTGACTACGAAACGTTTCTTTAGCTACCTGCTCCACATCACGAGTAGCTTGTTGTGCAGTATTTGATTGTTTGAGAATTAGATCAAGCACCGATGTGGCCATACCGCGCTCCCAGATTTGCCAAGAAGCCAATAACAAAACAGACTGGTTGGCCAATATAGATAGTTGCTGCACCAAGCAAATTGAATCTGCCAGAAGTTACCATCTCATATCGAGCTTTTGCTACTGGCAGCATCAGATAGGATAGCAGCTTAGAGGTGCGCATCCGCTCTGCAACTCCCATACCCCAGATATGGTAACCGGCAATCGTGTAGGGATGAAGATTACGGAAATGTGCAGTAGCTGCCGGATGATTGTAGAGAGCAGAAGATAGCAGACCTTGACGATGCAGCTCGGTACAGATGACAGTTTTCAAGCCGCCAGATGCTTTAGTACTAGATGCTTTAGACTGTTTGGTGGCAGTGCCGGTTTCAGTAGTTACTGTTTTAGCAGTCACATTGGCCAATTCACCAACCAGTTTTACCATAAAATCTTGCGCAAGCAATGCTTTGGTAGATGCTGCATAGCCGCCTGCCAAGTTCTCGCCAGTTGCCAGCGATGCGAACCCTTGATCTGCAGATGCAACATCATAGATTAGTTTATTGATTGCATCCTGCGACAATACTTTCTGAGATGTATTTGTCTGATTATCAGTCTGAGTTTCTGATCCAGTAGTGCTGGTCTTAGCTAGATCAAAACCGCCAGTAATAGCCATAATCTATTCTCCTGTCAATCTGTTAACGAATCAAAATAGCTGCAATCGTTTTAAGATTGCTCAAAATTGCACCTACTGCACCTCCAAGAGTTACAAGAATCCACATAGATCCTTTACCTTGGTTAGCTAAAGCAACTAAGTCTTCTAGAATCCTATCCTGTTTAGAGGTCTTTTCTGTAAGATCCTCTACTCGCCTAGTCAGAACTCCGATCGCCACATGCAATCCCATGAGTTCAGATTTGGACACTGGAATATCATCGGATGCTGACATAGGTATTACAGAAAGGTTAAAGTTTTAGATTGGATTATAGTCTCATAGAATGAGATGGGGATAACCAAGGGACTGGCCGAAGCAGTCTAAACTCCCACAGCAGACCAGTAGCAATTGTGAATTCCGCCAGTATGAGAGATGGTGAAATCATTAAGAGTGGTGGCAGATACGGAGAAGGAATGATTTGCAGTTGGCTGCAGAAATACTCCAAGTACTTGCTGAGTAAATGGTGCAGGAAAATCAAATGTGCCTGAGCCAACAGGTACTTCTACAATTCCGCCCTGGAAAATCATTCCATTAAACACGAATGCCCACTGATCTGAGTTAGCTCCTGAGAACTGGGGCACTCCAATAGTCTCACGTAAATTATCTAAGGTACCTCCTATATAGGGGGGAGCAGAATTCCATTGTGTCACCGTGAGCCTCCTAAAGAAAGTGTAAGCTCCAAAGAATCCAAAGCAAATTGGCCAAGAACACTTACCGCCACACTATCACCTTCTTTTCTACAGTTATATGTTCTTGTATAAGAAGTAGACTCTACTGGAGCCAACAATTCCGAAGATGATGTCATTGCTTGCAATGTTCCTTCAGAGACTCTAACACTAGAATCTCCAAATTGGCCTTCAATTTTTATTTCTTGTAGCTCAATCCTACGACTACGGACATACTTAAACTTTCCTAACATTATCACAGACTTGGTAGTATCAATTTGAGGTAAATTAAATGAAGGAAAGAGTACTAAACTAAATACACAAATATTGCCGGTGTGAGCATTTATAACCCCAAAAGAAAGTTGTGCCGTTACAAAGTCCTGTACAATAACAACATCTGTATGAGGATGCACTAATCTGCCATATCTACGTAAATGAGTGTCGTAAATAATTAATACATTGTATCTAGATTTACCATCTACAGTACTATTGCTAGTAGATACACAAATATATCTATCATAGTAACTGTACACCTTAGCAGATACTACATGATTAGGAGTAATAGACTGTAGTCGATTAGTACTGTAATCATAAATATGGTCAGTTCGATTACTTCTTAAGAAACTGCTTAGTTCCGGGGCTACTTGAGTAGCGGTAGTGTCTGAGAGAATTGAAAAATTATATGCGGCGTCATAAATCAGTACTCGCCCACTATTAGGATCTTGTACCCCCACGGAATTTACGATGTTAGTATCACTAATCAATTCAAATTTCCAGGGGAACCTAGAATTGCCAGTATAGATTCCAGCACTTACACCAACACGACTAAATAAGTAAAATCCAAAAGAAGTAGTGTGAGAATAGCTTAGATTACCATAAAGTCCATTTGGCGTAGCACTGCCTGCTCCGCTAACTAATGATGGAACAAAATCTAATGGATTAGTTGTGGATGACCAGTAACAAGTTCCAGCAGCAGTAAACATTAGTAAATAATTATAGCTGCCGCAAATGGTTACAATATCATTGAGAGTTACATGGGTAACGGATGCGGATACGTTAGTTAATACCAGGTTTCCAAATGACAATTCTGCAGTGTATAGATAGGTAACACCAGTATCTACTATGAGAACGTAACATACTCCTCTAACAATTGCAAAACTAATTTTACCATAACGATTTGGGTACGCTATTGCACCAACAAAAACAGGGAATGTCCATGCACCTGCCCCATAAGGGGCATAGCGATACTGCGCAGGAGATTCAATATAAATTAGCGTTCCAGTATATACAATGTTATTTCCGCCAGGCTCCAGTACAGGAATTTGATTTACAAATACATTACCAGGGGAGCTTGGATATGATGTTAGTGAATAGCTCTCATTCTTACCAACACTCTGATACCCATTAGCTGTTGGGATTACATTCTCTAAATAAATAGCTTGTGGAATACCCGCATCTTTTTGCTCTCCTTCAGGATCTACTCGCCGGTCATAATTATTATCTGGGCCAGGAACAATAACAGTTGACCCCGCCAACGAGACGGATAGAGGAAAGATAGCTGATGATAGATTAGCTCGATAAGAGATTTGTGCCATAACTATTTTCAATTAGTAATTAAGGAGCTAAATTACTTTCAGCTTTCCACACTCCTGGGGATCCTGCAGTAACGCATCGGCCTCCAGTAGTTCCTCCTGCTGCAGGAGCCGAGCGTTGCCAACGATCTCCGGCAACCCATGAATCACTTACAGGATCTGCAGACCCCCAAAATACTACATTAGTCCCATCAGATTCGTATGCAAACCTACTTCCTTCATTCCAACAGCCTTGCAAACGCCAACGACGAAGTTGCGCTACAGACAATAATGGAGAGGCAGCAGCGCTCACACGAGTATGATTTTTAATTATTCCCTGGCCAGCAGGTACTGCAGTTCCAGATTCAATTAAAAAGTTTTGTGGACCGTCTTGAAAATTGTCATTATAGACAGGGTACGTTACTACTGAACCAGACTCATGAGACACAAAATAATATCCTACAGCGCCAGCAGGAAAAATATGCTTGCAATTCGTTACACTAGGACGAGGACAAATGCCTTCAAATGCAATAAAAGTTCCCTGCCCATATTGTCCAGCAGTACTAGTATCATCAATAGCAATTACACCGTCAGCTTTAAAATCACTGCAAGCATCAGCACGAATTGCAGCCGAACCTACTGACGAGGTTACAGCGCTGACGTTATTATTTGCAAGCAGTACTCCGCCCTCAATAGTAGGCCGTTTACAGTCAGATAGGTACACCCCTTGCAGTGCACTATCGCTAATTCTACTGCTAGACTTCAATGTAAAACCATCACACGCTGCCACACGTACACCGGCATAATTAGCTGCTGCCTCACTAATTATTGTAGCTGAAATGTCAGTACAACGAGGCTCTCCCGCATCAGAAAAAACGTGCAATACAGCTCCACGTTTTTGACCTACCCCTGTTTGTTTTGCAATTTCAGCCCCCTGCACAGATCGTAAATACAGTGCATGATGCAGATTAGTTGCACCTGAGGAAGGGCCGCAAGTTACATAAGTTCCAATGTCACATTCAACATCGTCAGCATATGCAATAACGGAGACTCCACCACCAGATCCTCCTGCATAAGTAAGACAATTTTTAGCATATGCTCTACCATGACGAATTCGAGAAGACCTGTTGGCAGGGACTTCACCAATATAAATTACAGAGTCCAATAAATCTTCGCCTTCAATATTATCATACGTTAAATCACTAGCTTGATGTACATTTAACCCACGAAAAAGATTTCGGAATCGAAGTTCTGAAAACCGATTATGAGTACCATAACTGGAACCCTGAGCATCTAAAAAGATTCCGCGATTAGTATGTGTGCCGCCAGTCGGAGCAGAAGGGCCTTGAATAGTAAATCCGTGCACTTCAAATCCAGGAACTGCAACATTGTTATCTGTAAATGCGTGAAAAGTATGCGCAGTAGTTGTTATAGTAGACTCATTAATCCCAAGACCGTGAATTTTAACGTGCGGTTTTCCAATTACAGCTAAATGAAAACTAATATCCATTAAATTAGTCAGTATTTTACCGCCACCGCGTTCTGCTACTGTATTAATGGCACGTTGAAACGCTTCTGCATCACTAATGTCTTCAGCTTGCGCAAATGATTCTACGTACACTTCCAAACTAGTTGTGGCAAACCCGCCAGGAGCCCAGATAGATGCACTCATATTAACCTCTGTTAATAACCAACAGCTTGAATATTAGAAAGACTAAGACGATTACGTTCTTCGTCTCGCAAGAATTTGAATGCGGCAAACTCCTCGGTCTTGCCGATCATTTTAAATACCTTCTCCGCAGCTTCGAGTACGATAGCATACGGGTGATCTAATGCAATCCAGGAATCAAATCCGACAGTCGTCACTACTGGATTTTGATAGTATCCTAGAATTACATATTGAAATTGCGTAGAAGACTTGATTTCAATTGAAGCTCCTGCAGCATAACAAATATTTGTACGGTCCGTACCATACAAATCTAACACAGCTTCAGGAGTAATGACGTCAAAAAAGGCACCAGTGGCGCCTGCGGAATCCGACTTGCGGAGATATTTGATTGCTCGAAACCTAGGCAAGATCGAGCGATATTCAATCTCTTGCAGATATGCAGAGGTTGGAAAACTAAGTCCAGTCTCTGCAATATCTTTCCAGAAAAAATCTGATTGATGAAGCGCCAAAGTAGCTTGCCGAACTGCCAGAAGAGTTTCAGCAATCAAATCTGGGCGCTTGGTGATTGTATAAACTTCGTCTTGCAGTTCGGTGAGCGTCATAAGTAGGTACTGGTCAGGTTATTAGCGCTGGACACCAATGGTGACAGGTGCGATATCTTTCGAGGACGTCGCATTCAACGGACCTTGCGTGCTAGTTCCGAGGTCGCGGCCATTAATGTTTGCTGCTGCCGTAGCTTGTTGTTGCTGGAACTCATCAAAGAATTTCTTACGCAGCGAAGCCAGTGGGTCAGTAATGTCGTAATCTACCGTAGTTTCGTTTGCATCTACGTAGAGGTATTGATGGCCGCGACGGATTTGCATTTCCAGTTCAGCAATTTCTCCTTCGTTAGCAGTTGCATATTTGCCATTGACAAAGTTTGCAGTAGTGCCGTCAGAGAAGATATATTTGCAGGAGAGCAAACGATTCTTAAACAACTTAACTTCCGGCTTGGCAGGAGCTGCAGGGACCGTAAGAGTAGCGAGAGCTTGATTGGTGGAGGTAGCCATGATGTGATCCTAAAATGTAGATGCCTGAGGGGACGGTAGTAGTTTTTGAATAGAACCACTACCAGAAAACTATTCCCTCAGGAGGATACTAGCCGGTAATCAGAATGAACCTGGAAATCTCTTGCACCAATTTCGTGGCAGCCGCAGCATCTACCGTAACCTGTCCAGTAGTTGCATTTGGAACCAGAACGGTAGCGCTACCGCCAGTACGAATAGTAATGCTAGAAATATAGCCAGGATCAGTACTGGCCATCCCCGGAGTATTAACTTGGATGACGGCCATGATATTAACCCGCAGCAGCAGCAGTGAGGCCGTAGATAACGGCGTTTGCAGGAGGATTCTTCACCACGCAAGTCATTTCGGTGAGAAGAGTACCGCCGACTGCGTCGATACCATTATCCACCGGCTGACCAGACATGTTAAAATCTTCCTTCTTGGTCTTACGTCCGCCGAGATAAGCAACACGGAAAGTGCTCAAATCCACTGCAATTGCCATCTTGCTCCAGTCAGCATTGCTATTGAACAGCGGATGCTCAATCATATTGAAGCTGCCACGAGCAATCTTGAACGAACTGAATTGCAGGCCATACGAAGTTTCATTGCTGTACAATTCGTACGTAGCGTTCAGGCGTCCAATGTTGTTCAGCACCTTACGAGCCGTGCCACCAACAAACAGAACTCGCTGATTGCCAGCCTTCGGATCAGTTGCCTGATTGAACACCGGATCCAGAGCTGCTTCCAGTTGCGTGAAATTGGTAGTTGCGCCAGCAGTCGTCACGTTCACAGCAGCGTAACTAGAGGGATAGTTAGCCAGCGTAGAAACAATATTGATCAGACCATCCATAGTACGGAACGGCTGACCATTACGAGTGCCAGACGACTTCTGACCAAAGAACAGCGCCTTTTCAATATCAGCAGCGTGGAATGCAGCACAGTCTTGGCGCGATTCAGCAACAGTCGATTCGCCAGCAATCACTTGCGTGGCTTGAGCCGAACCAGAAAGTGCCCAGGTATTACGGAAGATTTGCGTGTAGTTGGTAATACGAACCGGATTGATCTGCAGCGCGTTCGGACGAATCGACGATTCCTCGAAAGCATTACCAACTTGGTACCAATCAACACCGTCAGCAACTGCGCCTGCGGCAATAGTACCAATACCGCGAGTCACCGAAACAGTAGTGGCCGACAGAATCTGATTGATAATAACAATCTCACCAGTACTTTGCGCACGCATCAGCATGCCAGGCAGAAGATTGGTAGTGGAAGCAACCGTGAAAATCGTATCGCCAGCACCTGCAACTGCCGCATCAAGATTCATGCTGGGGAACAGCATCGTCTTGGTGAAGAAACCGTGCTCAACTTGCAGCGCAGTTTCCGACGGCAGCATTGCAGTCATGCCAAACAGCGGAGCCTGACCATTCGGCATCAGCCGAGTAATCATTCCCGCAAACGATTTTGCGACGAAGTCAGTAGTACCAGCCAGGACGGTGGTAGATTGGATACCAGTAGACATTTCAGTATTTCCTAGTTATAAAAAAGTTGTTGGCGTAGCCGATTACAGCACAGTCCAGTTGACCGTAGTAGCACTGGCCTTTTCCACAACAATAGTCGAGTTGGAACTAGCAGGAGTCGTGGCGCGACCGAGGAGCGTAACTCCCGTGCCGGCTGCCCAGGTAATAGCGAACGCGTCCTGAATCGAGACAATCAGCATAAACGTGTCGCCAACATCCATATCCGGCGCAGCAGCCAGAATTAGTGCGGCAGTAGGAGTGGTGACAGTGCGACCTGCCGAAAGGGCGGAATAATAAATAACGCCGCCAGCCATTTCAGCCACAGTGATGGTATGATTGGCATCAGTAGTTTTGGAGGTAATGCTAACATTACCAACCAGGCCAGTACCCACTGACGATTTGCCAGGCAGCTCTTGGCCGCCAGCAGTGTATTGAAAACGCTTGAAAAGCATGATTAGATCCTAGAATGTTAGGTAGATTAACCGCGAGTATCGCTACTCATGTATGCATCCCAATCCACTCCTTGATCGCCAGTCTTGCCAGTGGCAGATGCATCAGCTTTAGGAGGAGAAATAAGGGCAGCCATAGCCTTTAGATGATCTTGCGCCATTGACGTAAGTTCTGCAGGTGAGGCTTTAGGGAACTTTTGTGCTAGTTGCTGAACCTGCGCATCAATCATCGGAGCAATCGCAGGGTGCTTGAATGCAGGATTGTCATCAAAAACTTTGCTACGAGCGCCTTGTTTATTGATAACATTCGGAATTTCAGAGATGAATTGGTCGCGAGCCTGAGAAACTGCTTGCTCCACAATTCGTGCAGTGGTTACCGCAGATTGTCCATAGACTTGCTGGCCGAAAGTGTTAAAAGATTCGAGAAGAGCTTTGATAGCCTCGTCACCTCCAGCCGCAACCTTTGCCAAAGTTTCTTGATTCAGAGCAGATGAGAAGTCTACTTTGCGAGCAGCTTCCATCAGTTTGGCAGGATCAACTTGCTGTTGAGCTTGCGACGCATTTGGATCAGTTGCGACAGGTTGCCACAGGTCTTTGTACTTATCCAAAGGGGATGCCGGTTCAGAACTCGGATCTGCGCCGTCTGGAGGAACTACGCCATTCGCATCAGTTCCAGGAGTCTGGGCAGTTTGGGTTGCTGCAGGATTGTTACGGCGCGGATCATTGGTAGGTGCTGGGGCAGGTGTCGGAGCAGCAACAGGTGCAGGTGCTTGCTTTGCACCAAAGATTCGAGTGAATGCGTCAAAAGGAGAAGCCATGATTAGTTTCCTGAGGGCGTGCGTAGCACGTGTTAGAAGTTACGATTAAACGGACCAGAATCTTGTTCTGGCGCCGCTACCTGCTTTGTGGCAGATTCTGACAAGTCCAGCAGGTATCTAAGTGCGGCAATCTTACCTTTAAGATCCGCCTCCTGCTGGACAAAACGATGAGGATTGGACATATCTAATTCAAGATTTAATCTCTCCTGTGCGTATGCTGCGATCTGGTTTTGGATTACCTGCACATTGGCAGTAGTTAGTAGGCAACCTTGAATGGTTTCCTTATCGGTAAGAATCCAGGCTTGGAAAGAATTGGAGGTGTCAAGAGTAGCCATTATTTGATACCGTCATGTTCAAGAGAATAGTGATTACCGTCCTCAAATCTGCCTCCCCATGCACCGCCAATGGATTCCCAATACTCGCCTAGTTCTTTATGATCTGCGGTGGATTGAAGATATCGACCATCTTTGAAGATATTGAGATCAATAGCCAGTCGTTGTTTGTGAGCAGAACGAGATTCACCATAGCCTTTACGCTCACCTAACTGCCCAAAGACTCGAGGATCTCGATATGCGTCACCAAGAGTAACTTCATATCCTTTAAGATGTGCAAAACTAATAAGTTTTACAACCATCTTAGAAAACAACTGTTGTTTAGTTAACAAGGTAGATGACATTATTGAACTCCAGGTTGCGCAGATTGTTGAGAGTTAGCAGCCGCTGCGGTTCTAGGATCTTGCATAGCTGGATCATACCCGAACTGTTGCGGCGTGGGCATGGGGGTCGAAATCTCAACTCCTTTAGTTGCGGCCTGCATTGCCACTTGTTGCCAGCCAGCCATTGCTTGTTCATATGCCTGCTGTTGAGGCGATTTCTCAAACGGACCGAAGTTAACTCCTTCAACCTTCATAAGATATGAGAACATGGGACCGATGTTATAGGCGCCTGCAAGTTGTGGAGAGCTGCCAATAACTTGCATACCAATCTTCATTGCATCTGAGGAGATTACCTTATCTTTGGGCAACAACCCATCAGTAACCTTGAAATTCAGAACTGCTTGCCGCAATGCGATTGGGTCAATGGAAACATTCTTTTGCTGCGAAGGAGAATAGACGGTAGTTCCGCCCTGGTATTGCAGATAGTTAAGCTTTAATACTTCCTTCATTGGGGTAAAGATATCTGCTTCTGCAATCAATGCCGTGCGCTGATCTTTCGATGTGGCATTGGACATTGAGTCCGACCACTGATCATTTGTTTTATTTCCTTTAACAAATTGTCCTTGGCGAACAGGGTTCTGACCGTTAAGGACATTACCGAAATTAACAATCTGCTGAATCTCCTGCATTGCAATTCCGGCTTGATCGTCCCGGAAAGGAAATGCATAAACGGCCTCACCAACTGGTTTGCCATAAGCTGATGGACGTACAGGAATTTTAGCTGACGGATTCGGATTGTTGATGTGCGCCTCAAGAATTCTAGATGGGTCATACAATACTCGGTCAGTAATTGCACGGCGACGAGTAGCAAGAATAGAATTCATCAGAGCAGATGCGGTCTGCTGAAATGGGATTGCATCCTCTGCCAAAGATTTCGATTGATACGCTAAACCTTCATCAGATGGCTGCCAGAAGAATGTAGGAATCTTCTCGTGCGCATTAGTCTGGCGCTCAGCATAGATAAGAACGCTATGATTGATCCAGATCAGCTTCCAGATTTGAGGAGTATTGGGAGCAGGAACGCGAAGACCAAAATCTGAAGGGATGATGCGAACATATTCTGTTGAAACTTCGTACAATCCAGTACCATTAATATTGTTTTTGCGTCCAGCAGTAGTCAATCCAGCCCAGCCATTCCAGTCCTGAGTATCGATATTTGTAGGGTCGATCAGGGAAGAATAGTTAAGCTGCGGGATCGTATAGGATGCGCCGTAAGGTACATTAGATCCGAGAGACAGCAGATTTGGGGCATCAAATGCTGGCTTGATGTTCTCAATAATTTTAACGTCAAGTTTGTTAATAAATGCTTTAAGTGCAGTACGAGTTAGAAGTTCCGTGTGGCCAACAAAGTCAGCCTTGTCAGGAATCTCCGACATTACACAGCGATTATCGAAATACGTGTTGTACGGGTCCCAGCGGGAGATTCGATTGCCTTGCCAGATAATCTCTTTGGGGCGCCCCTCTTGCCCTAACTGATAGCTTGGATCAGTTTCAAGGGCTGCGGTGACAATCTTGTCCCAGGTAACTTCTATAACGCCCCAATACTTGAATGCGTCGAAAAAGAACTTATTGAGCTGAGATACCCAACCAGTGCGGATGGAATTCTCTTCGATTAGTGCTTGAAGCTGCAATGCCTGATCCATATATTCAGGACCAGAGACAACACCAAAGATTGGATAATCGGTAAGAAATACGGAGACTTGGTAGTCTACTGCCGAATTAATCTGCGGCTTAACAACAGGAACTGTGACGTTTTGGATGGCATTGCTGTTGCCCCCAAGATTCTGGTACTTAGCTTTCCATTGTTCCAGCGTCAGATCTTCTTCACGCAAATATGCCAGGTCGATGCGACGCATCTGCTCCTTCATATTCCATTGATTTTCTGACTGAGTTGCGGAGTATTTATGGAATTGCAGGAGAGCTTCCTGAACTGGCTTAGGGGGGATAAATGCTTGGTTGGCGGCCATCAGAGGTCTCTGGGTTAGAATGGGGAGGTTTCTAGTTCTGAGCGGACAGGAATCATATCCGTCTCTTGCGAATCTAGTACAAGTGTGGAAC